ACTACTTTTTTTTGGCACTTTTCTTACCCCAGTTTTTTGCGCCTACTTTTCGGCACTTCACCAAAGCCCCAGATCCATAAGCAGAAGGCCACGTTCCACCATTGCGTGTATAACGGGCCTTCACTTTCTTATAACATGCGTCACGTTTGGGCTTTTTTGCTGGCATTATGTACCATCCTCTTCTGGAAGTTGCTGATCGTCAGATGGTAGCGCACCAAGGGCAATGCCTCCTAAAGGAACACCAAACATTGTTGTGCCACCGCCAGCTATAGATCTTTTAGGTCTAGGCTCATTAATCCAGCTTGTGCTGCTAAAGCCGCCAGACGCCTCTTCAATTAAATCAAGAGCCTGCTGTTGGGTTAAGTCACCACGATCAACAGCAGTCCATATGGAGTTTATCTTGGTTTTATTGTCTAGGCTTTTATTGTTGAAAAGACCTCTTATGCCTTCCCAGACAATTGATTGTGTTTCTCTAGGTAAAAGACCACGATCTGCACCAACGGCCCTATAATCGTCTGCCGTCAAGCCATACATACCCTTTGCGCCTGTAGCTTTAGATGACCCACCAGCCATACCTAGCCCTTGTGTTGTCAATTGATCAGACCCAGCTAATGGCCGCATCAAACCAGCGGCAATAGCATGAGTGTCAATTGTAACATCGCCCATATCTGAAAAGGGAACTTCTATATTGTTGAAAAAGTTTCTGACTTTGTGTCTATCGCCCATTGCATCGGAAATAGTTTTGAAATCTCCATTGCTTTCGATTGCCTTTACAGCCTTTTCAATTTCGCCAAATCCACCCCAGCCAATGTTTGCAGGGACGCCTTGCCCTGTCAAAACAATATCTGCAAGGTCACCTTCTGGAGTCAAAGCGCGATAGGTTTTAGGGTTGTGAGCTTCATCATATGCTCTGACCCACATTGCTTTTTGCATTGTGTCTTCGAGTTCGTCGTATGTTTTTCCTTTAATGCTTTCCCATACCTTTGCATTGCCTTTATCTTTAAAGGCTGGATACTTATCGGCCACAGCCGTCATTTCAGATGACCAAGGGAAAGTTCTTTTACCAATTACCGCATCAGCAACGCGCTCTGCCAAAGAAGCATTTTTAAACCAGTCCATTTGAGGGGACAGAGCTGCGATTGCTCCAGACATAGAAGATCTAGGCACACCGTACTTGATTGCAAGTTCTTCAGAAAAACGATTTGCACCAACATACCATAATTTTGCTCGATCTTGAAATTGGGGTGGTAGTTTATCCATGACCCAATTTAAATTTTCTTTTTGCATCGCGCTAACAAAATCAGCAGCATCTTCTGGAGGTAAACCCCGTATACCAGCGAAACCGGGGAAATATGTTTCGTTATCAACATATGGGTTTTTATTATCAGGATTCTTTCTAGCGTTAGTTAGAAAGTCCATGTTCTTTTCTGTTGTGCCGCCAGCGTCCATAGCTGCCTTATCAATCACAAGACCGCCGCTGTATACTTCTTCAGCAGGAAGCACGCCACCTGTTTTTTCCGTTCCCACGGTAGGAACACGGGTTGATATTCGACCAGTTGGTCCAAAACTTGGATCTGCGCCGGGAACTCTATTTGTAGATAATTGGCTTATACTCCCAATTGGATTTCCTAAAAGATCAGTTGATCCTACTTTTTCAGCAAATATATTGCCACCCATAGAACCTAGCGTACTAGGGTCATACGTTGGCATAGCATCAACGATTTTATTAGCGCCACTAGCAACACTTCTTGCCCCTGCCATAATTGCTTTTTGGGCAGCGTCACCGATACCGGGAACTAATCCAATGATTGTGGCCGCAGCTCCAACGCCGCCAAGAATGCCGATCAAGGTATAGTTGGGATCATCCTTGGCTAGTTCGTCACCAATCATTTTTACGGTTTCGTAACCACCTTTGATGTCACCAATAATAGGCGTGAAGTCTAAGGCAACATTGCCTACGTCCTTCCAAGTGATCTCAGGAATATCGACAGCAAGACTTTTCGCATACTTAGCGTAGTCTTCCATAGTTCCACCTTGGATGGTTTCTTCAGCCATTACTTCTTGCCCTTATACCCAGCAGCTCTGATAGCACGACCCTGCTTTTCAGCTTCGGCTTTGGTCTTGTAGACCTTGCCCTTGCTGCCCCAGCGGTAGCCGCCTTTGACCTTGCGAACAGGCATGTTAGCCGCCCAAGATTTCGTTCATCAACTCATGTACATTGCCACCGCCAAGGCGCATGACTTTAACTTTAACGCCACTGTCTTCTGGCATATCCATCATCATGTCATCGTGATGACAATCGCAATCTTCATCGTCGTGATCGCAATCACAATCATGCTCATACTCTTCATCGTCATACTCATCGCCAAGCATGTATTCCTGCTGGCAGAGCAGAACAAAGTTTACGAGCTGTTCGTCGGTCATGTTCAGACCGTCAGCATCATGCGGAAAACCCATCTTTGCCATAAACAAATCTGCGTTTTCTTCCATGTTTTCTACGTTAATTTGAGCCATAGTAGCCTCCTTTATGGGCGCATTCTGGGGCGCATAGATGTTGCCGGAGCTGCCGGACGCATCCGTGGACGTGTTGGGGTAACAAGGCCAGCATCAACCGCCTCTTCCATAGTCATCACATTTGGTTCAACAGTTATACCGCTAGATGGGCCATATGTCATTTCATCTTGGCTTGGCATCATGCCCGGTCCCGGCATACCCATTTTTTCCTGAGCTGCGGATTTCATGTCCATAAAGCGCCGCATCTCTTCTGAGTTAACATCTGCAGGCCCAGCCGTATCCAAAGCCAAACGAGCTTCTTCTATTGTGATTTGACCAGATCTAATCATTCTCATAAGTCTAGAATAGGGATCTTCGTCCTCTGTTTTTATACGAGCTTCACCCTGTGAGATCTGACCAGAGGTAACCATGTTGTCCATCATCTCTGGTGACATGCGTTCCATGCGGCCATCAACTTCGTAGGACTTTTCAGTCTCTGGCATCATTTCTGGGTTAAGTTGATTCATCAAGCTCATAGAACCTTCGGCCAACATCCGTTGAAGCTCACCAGACATGCGCTTTCCCGCCTTTACAGCAGCAATCTCACTTGAGAGGTTTACAGGAATTTCAGCGCCAACAGCATTAGCCATTTGCTCAAAGCTCTGTACAAGCATCATTTGCTCTTGTGAATTTGGGTTCATGCTGGGTTCAGCCATGTTAGCCTCCTATGTTTTCTATTCTGCTGCTGTGGATGTTTCAGTTCCACCTTCGTTTATGTCTTCTTCTTTTGTACCAACTAATTCAGCAGGATCGATGTACTGACCATCTGGTGTCTGATAATACTCTTTACCATCCACAGTGACTTTGGTCAAAATTAAATCGATTTCCTCTCCAGATGCCCACCTGCGCATCCAAGGCGGTAAGAACTCCATGCCACTGCCTTTGTAGTAACGCTTCCAGATGTTACTCAGTATGGCTGGATCTACAGTTGTAACTCCGCTGTCATCATCATCACCAACACCTGTTATTGTTGTAATATCATCTTCATCGACAACTTCGTCCACAATTACTGGCCCATCATCTGTGTTCTGAACTTCTACCACACCAGAAACTGTCTCGCCGTCTTCACCGACAACGCCTTGAAGAACTGGCTCAATGCCAGTTTCTGAGCTACTCATTGCTTCAAGTTTAGCAAAGTTAGCATCTCCCAAAGCACCGGGGCTGATGTCTAGGTAGTTTGGATCGTTCCAGTCAAACTGACCGCCTGTCGAGCCTTCAGTTTCATATGCTCTTACAAACTCATCAGCAGCAGCTTCGTTGATTTTTTGTGGGTTGATTAGGCCGTAAGTGGCCCTTGTGACGGCATAGTTAAGAAGATCTCCCACTCCTTTGCCAATTTTTCCAAACACACCCAGTTCGCCATATGTGTCATAAAATGGGTTTGCATCAGAACCAACTGGGCTTCCTGCTTTATAAGCATCAATTTGTGCTTGAGTAGCGCCATTGTCCACCATGCCACTGACGATTTCGTCCTGCATGTCTTGAGTAATTGTTCTTGCCCCGCTGGCCTTATAGTTTTCCTGCAATGCAACTGTCTCTGCCGCGTTGGGAACTGTGCCTCTTTGACCGTACAATGCACTTTGCTCTGCCATCGTTAGGTCACTGGCATTACCAGCAGCTATTTTAGCGTATGCAGAATCAAGAAGTGCAGATCCAGCTCCAGCTGCTGCGTTTACATATCCACTTGCGTTGTTTGCTGCTAAAGGATCGCTGGTAAAGTCTCCCGCGTCTGTATCTACCAAAACGCCGTTTATATATTCCATTGAGCCAAAAGGAGTTAGAGCATTTATGATTGTTTGCTCTAAAGTATTGCCGCCTTTAGGCAAGAAATTAAGAGCGCCAGCATCATTTCCAGTTAAGGTCAAATCGGCTTTAATATCAGAAAGTGAATCTGTAGATCCTGTGCCGCTATCCCGAATCCTGTCACGTTGAGCTGCCAACTGCGCGATTTCATCGTTCCAATAATCCGCTGCCTCGTTGCTTCCAGCAGCACTTTGTGCCTTAGATATTGCCGCGTTTAGCTCTTTCTGAACAGCCGCAAGGGTTGTTTCTTGTGGAAGTGCGCCAGCGGTATTCGGCTGCAAATATACAGGCTGCGCACCCGTATTTTGATCAGTTCCAGAAGGTGGGGGTGGAACATTAATGATTTCTGGCAACGCTGTAGTAGTTGGGGCGCTTACTACTGGAGCCGTATAGGTTGGAGTGCTTACAGTTGGGGTATAATCAATAGCTTCCGCAACAGCAGCATTAACCGCTGCCGCGTTGTCTGAATCAGATCCAAAATCTATGACAGTAGACTGATTTTGCCCCGTAAACCCACCATCGTCGTTAGGCGTAAAAACAACAGGATCAGATCCGCTGTTTAAAACAGTTCCCGTTTTTAGGGTTGTATTTGTCGGAATAACTGTAGGAGTGGGGGCATCGCTAGGCCGATCATCGCCATCAGTGGAGTGGCTGTAAGTTTTACTACCCCCAACATTGCCAACACCAACAGAAAGCATAGATTTTGCAGCTTCTTCGTTCGCATTAGACGGGCTATTATAAGTATTTGTGACCGCTTTTCCGCCACTAGTAATCTCTTTAAATGTGTCTTTTACAGCATTAACAGCGCCACTATACCAATGATCCCCGCCATGCCAGTAAGCAGGCACACCATCTGGACCCGCCATAACTGGGGCATCACCACGATAATTCTGAAGTAGGTTTTCTTCCTGCGGGTTGATGTAAGCCAGCATGTGAGGTTGGCCCATGATCTCAGTTTGACGTGGAGCGCCAGAAACAACATTGCTCAAAGCCCCCATGCCTTGATCTGGGTAAGATTCTGGGGCTTGCATTGGCATAGAAGCAGGTTGGTTTTTGGCTACAATCTCGTTCACACGATCCATAAAAGTATTCACACCTAAAACTCCATTCTATAATTGAAGCCAATCGTTGGATCTCCAACATTGGTATCAGAGTATTCCAGCCTGCCGCCCTTACCAACATTCATTCCGACAGTTCCAGAATAGAATGGGTCAGACCCAGTTTCTTTCTGGCGGCTTGCATTGAAATCAAACAATCCCATCCGTGCGCCAATGCCGATCTTAGTAAACGTACCAACATTTGAATTGTTGAAATTGTAGTTATATTCTGGGACGCTGACGTTTTGGTTTGATCTTGTCCTGCTACCCATTACAGATCCCTGTAGATCAACTGGCCCTAATGAAGTCTCACCATCAACTCCAATACGGACAGTCTTTGCCCTATTGCTTATATCCGCAGGGCCATCTGAAAAACCGCTTCTCTCATCGGTATATCCAATCGATGGCCTAATTGATCCATATTTGCCCTCGAATGTCTTATTAAGATCTACCTCAACTACAGAGCCGTCTGGCATGGATTGGTATATGATCCCACCTGAAATTGGAAGGTCTATGTCAACTGGCCGCAGATTTAGATCTGCAAACGAGCCGGGTCTAAACTGCTGTTCCATCACGCCCTCATAGGTTGTGGTTGCGGTTGCGGTCCCGGCTGCGGCTGTGGTTGCGGCTGTGGCATCATAGCTTCAGAGATTGCGCCCAGCGCACCAGTTGATTGGTTGCCCATGCGGCGTTTGATTTCCATTACTTTGTTGATCAGGTACTTATTCATATCCATAGGCGGTTGGCCCTGTGGCCCTCCAACATTGTTGGGAGGGGACATTGGAGGGCCACCCCGTGGACCCTGCTGCGGTAGACCGCCGAAGGCAGCAGGATTTATGGGAGGCAATCTATACTGTGGGGGGTACATTCTTCATGGCCTCCATTTGAATCTTAGCTGCGTTCTTTTCTCTCTCAAGCTGCAACTCTGCCTCTAGCTTCATAATCTTTGCCTGCATGTCAGCTTGCGCTTTCGCTGCATCAATCTCCATGTCTTGACGGGCTTCAGCCTCTTGGATCTGGATTTTAGATTTAGCCTTGGCCTGATCAGCTTCAATCTGTGCCTGAGTTCGAGCCTTGAGGGCTTCAGTCTCAAGCTGCGCGAGCTGTTGCGCATACTGCAATGGGTTTCCTTGCTGACCTTGTTGACCACCCAATCCGCGAATGGCTTCGATCTGCTTCATCTGAGGCGCAGATTGCACGACTTGCGCCGCACGTTGGCTGATCAGCATGTCTGTTGCAGGATCTACAGCGTTGAACTTGAACTTTGGATCTCTGAAGTCTGGCATCGGTGGCATCTGCATGTTGATGCCTGCCTCCATGCGCTGACGATACAAAAGCGCAATATGCTCTGCGATGTGAGCAATCAGCACGGGCTGCATTTGCTTTGCGCCGGGGTTTCCGCCCAATGATGGATCTTGCATGAACTGCATGTGGACCGCGATGTGCGCCTCATGGTCTTGCTCTGGGAAGGCGCGAATTGGCTTGCCGTACAGAACGCTCATGTTCTCATCGATTGGGTCCATCTGCACCGCCTCTTCAGGCTTCTGCAAGATTTCATCGATATTTGGAATGCGGATCGCCTCATACATCCGCTTGTATGCCTCATACAAATCATGGAGCTGCGGAGCTGATCGTGCCATTTCCAGAACAGCTTGAGCCTGCGCAATGCGCTGGGCTGTCGAGAAAATGTTTGGATCTGAGACCGGGACGATGTCGATGCGATCATCAAAGTCAGTGCGATAAATGATTTGAGCCGCACCAGCTTGGGCAAAGCTAAACTCATCTGGCAGGTTTTCTGCGTTCAGGTCAGCCAGAAGTTTAAACTCTTGGCCTTGCGCATAATGCAACCGCTTGTGGATTGCGCTGAATGCCTTCGATCCCTGTTCGATCAGGGCGACTGTCGATCCGACTGGGGCGTTTGGATTTACGTCACCGACATTCAAATCGGCTGTGCTGGCGAAACGCTGACCTGCGTCAACCATGTATCCAAGCAAGTTGAACAAAGAACCGCTTGGCTCTTTGAACGGCAGGGGCATGATGGCTTTGTTCACGTCATCAACGGTACTGTCGAGATCTACAAACTCGCCGGGGCTGATTTGCATGTCGCCGCCATTGACGCGGCCACGCAACTTAAAGCCACCTTGCATGTTCGAGAAAGCTGCACTGTCGAGAAGGGCGCGAAGCGATCCAGTCGCTGCTTTACCCAATCCACCGATCATGTGGTACAGGCCGAAGCCATAGAAGCCTAAACCGGGCAAGAACTTGTAGCTAACAAACCAATCGCGGCGCTTCTTGCGCTCATCGTCTTCTTTCCAGTTGCGGCGAATACTCACCACATTCTGGTTTTCATAGTCGATTGTGATCACATATGGGATGGCGACTGCGTTATCATCGAAGTCTTCATCATCCATTTCTTGGCCATCGATGCCGTCAAACAAATCATAGACGTGCATT